AGACTGTTGGCAACCGTGTCCCGCCTAAGAAGAAGGAAAAACTTCGGCGGGCGCGCGGTCTGGTGGACAAGGCATTGGGTCTTGTTACATCACTGACACCAGAACTGCTTGAATCCCTTAAGGTCCTCGTTGAGTGGCGTCACGGAAAAGACACCTGCAAAGCTATTTTTGGAACAGCTGAGCGGATGTGCTATGCCGAGACGTCTCTCTTCGGGGCATTGTCGGAGTTGGTCGAGATGACATTTTCTGACCGAAGGCGTTTGGTCTTTCAGCTGTTAAGCTGGGGCGATGAGATGGAAAATCGCTTCAAGTTCTTGACCGCTGCTTGGGCAGCACGCGCCATGGGTCAGGAGTTGCCTCCTGCTCCGAAGGGGTTCGATGGTCGATGGTTGTACACGGGTATTACTGGTTCCCGCATGAGACGTTTCCTGGACTGCCGTAGTGAAAATCGGCGAGTTTTATTTTTCCAGGCAATGCTCATGGCAAAACGCGCAACTGCGCCCGTTCCTGAGAGTTTCATCAACTCAGAGTATGCGGCGCACCGTGACCGGCTCACTTCAAAGCCGGCGCCCCTCCCCTACTGGTTCGCAAAAGAAATTGAACGAACAGTTAGAGAGGTTTTCCCCAAACGCCCATTTAGACCTAGCGAGGTGTTGCTTCTCCCATCGGAGCGAGCGCACTTCGGCCGCTTTCCTTGCGGTAAGTCAAAATGTGGGGTGGCGGAAGGTGGGTCCTTCGGACAGCTAGTTCAGTGCAGTCGAAGTTCCTTCACGGAAGGGTATAGCGCGGTCTTGTTGGCCCAGGTCCTTGATGCCTCCATGCTCCCGGATGGCCTGCCAAATCTTCTCGAAATGAGGGATAGGGCGGGTCGTGTTGTGGAGATAAGAGGTTTCTCGGACTGGATCACAGACAACATTGCTCAGGCCTTTGAAACTGGCCTTCAGAGCAGGGAGCCTTTGGTGTACGATCCATCTTTGGAGACGGCGGATGCGGAGCCGTCAGCAGTTCTTGAGGCCTGTAAAGTCCGTATGATCACTAAGGGACCTGTGAAGTTACAGTGGCTAGGTCGATATCTGCAGAAGTTTCTTTGGCAAGGGGTTAAGAATCACCCTACCTTTCGCCTTATTGGAGCTCCCCTCGATCCTTTGGACATTGACTCTTTTTGGAGTAAATGCCCGCTGGGGTCTTGGTGGCTCTCTGGGGACTACAAAGCGGCTACAGACTATCTCTCAGCAGATGCAAGTAATCTCTGCTGGGACGCCATTGTTTCTCGATGTGGTATTCACGGGTTTTGGGACGATCTGGGTCGGAGGTTGTTAACCGACCACACACTACACTATCCACTAGGCGGTGGGGAATTTGAGAGCGTCAAACAGACGAACGGCCAATTGATGGGCTCGGTCGTCAGTTTTCCGATTCTCTGCCTGGTGAATGCAGCCGTCAACCGTTATGTGATGGAGCAGTCTTATGACCAGGAGTTTTCACTACTGGAAACAGGAATGCTTATCAACGGTGATGACTGTCTTCTTCACCTTCCACAGAGGTGCTACCCGCTTTGGCAGGCATGCACTTCTGCAGTCGGTTTGAAGATGAGTGTGGGTAAGAACTACTTCTCGGATCGTTTTGTTGTGATCAACTCGCGTACCTTCGTTCCACGCGGAAGCGGCCTGTCTCAACTGTTTGGTCTCCCCTACGCTGAAAAAGTTCCCTTCATCAACCCTGGAAATCTCCATGGTGTTGGTCGGGTTCTCTCTCAGTCTGGTGAGGAGGACAGTAAGACGGGCTTCCTATCGCGGTGCGATTCGTTGGTTGCGAGTGCGCGGGGCTCTCTGCGCGATGAGCTAATTGATACCTGGGTCTACCTGAACTCGGACAAGCTGAAGGAAATTGCTAGCCCTGGACAGTCTTGGTTTTTACCTCGATATGCCGGTGGTCTTGGCTTACCGATGCCGTCTTGGTTTACGGTAGACAATTGCTCATTGGATGCGCGGAAGGTTATGCGCTATTTGTGTGGACTTACAGGCCAGGAGTTTCTTGGGGGCTTGTCTCTTGAAACTCCAAATGCGCCGAGTTACGCTAGTCGTGGTTCGGCGATGGTGGGTCAGTGGTGTGAGCGTTTAGGAATGATGCCAGTCCTCGTCAGAGAAGAAGAGTACAATAAGTACCAACAGCGACAGGAGGAAAGCGCCAGTTACAGCCAGTTCGCCCTTTGGGGCTACGAACGGTC